CGCATCTAATCGTATATCCCCAAAACCACACAGCGTGGCCGAAACTGGCGACGACTGGCCAAGACTAGAAACGATCACGCCCGAAGCGGCCCGATCTCGAGCTACGGAAATATTGGGTTTTGCTAGAGACGTCATGGGCGTAGAGCTTTACCCTTGGCAAGTCCGGTGTTTACATGGCATCACCGCATTAGACGACGAAGATAATTTTTTACGCCGCGTATCGCTTTTGTCGGTTGCGCGACAGAACGGTAAAAGCCTTTTGGGCGCAGCTTGTATTGGTTGGTTTTTAACTATTGAGGCACCGCGCCGGGGCGGTAGTTGTGTCGCTATCTCTGTAGCCCACAAACTCGATTTAGCGGTTTCTATGTTTAAGTATCTCGCCCCAATTTTGCAGGAGAAATTTGGCGCTAAGGTTTCTTGGTCGTATGGCCGTAACGAACTAGAGATACACGGGCACCGGTGGATTGTTAGAGCAGCTACCCCGCAAGCCGGTCACGGTTATAGCGCGTCGTTTCTTTATATTGACGAATGTTGGGATATTTCCGAGGACGCAATAGACACCGGGCTACTTCCTACGCAACGTGCAGTAACTAACCCTATTTGCCTTATGGTTTCTACAGCTGGTACACAAAATAGCCACGCGCTTTTACGTTGGCGCGGTCAGGGCTTACGTCAGATAGACGCCGGCGAAGTTGGCCCTATGTATTTTGCCGAATGGTCACCCCCGGCAACACTTGACCCGATGAGCCCCGACGCATGGAAAATGGCTAACCCGTCTATCGGTCGGGGTGGTCTAACTATTGACGTTTTACACGCCGAAGCTAAAGCACCTAACCGGTCGGCCTTTTTACGATCGTCTGTAAATATTTGGGTTGCGTCTAGCACCGCATGGCTCGAGCCCGGGCTATTTGCGTCTTGCGCTACCACCGACCCCATACCAAAAGGCGGCACATTATCCGTAGAAACTTCGTTAGACGGTACGCGCTACGTAGGTGTTCGCGCCGTACAAGACGGCAACCGATCATTAGTAACCGTCGCTTTTGACGTAGACAGCCTTGCGGCAGCGTGGGAACGTATTGCGAAACAAATGCGCGACCCGTCGCTACAACTAACAATTACGCCACCGTTCGAGATTTCATGCCCTCGGGAATATGACAGCCGCCGCGCCATAGTTGGCTACCGCGAGCTAGGCCGATGGACACAAGGCGTACGCGCTTTAATTGTCGAAGGTCGCGTACAACATTCAGGCGAAATATCTTTAGTAGAGCAAACCGAACGCGCCGTACTCGTACGCCACCAGCAAACCGTAGCCCTATCATCGGCGCGATCTAGTGGCCCTATCGAAATGGCCCGCGCTATGGTGTTCGCTGTTGCAATGGTTTCACGCCCGGCCAATAACGCTAAACCTATTGTCGCGTTCTCTAACGGTTAGCATTAGATCGGTTTTGGGGCGCGTCGGGCGCCCCAATTCCACCCCAACGGGTAAACCTTGTGGCATAATGCGCCTATGGCTTTATTTCGACGCGACCCAAAACCCGTTTACGGCATTGCCGAACCGGAAGTAAAAGCCGCTGTAGGTTACGGCTACACACAGCAAGGCAATCAGGGCGCTAGCCAAATTGGGCCGCCGTATTATGCATACGCAGACGACGCAGCCCGCGCCCGTTGTATGTCAGTACCGACTATCTCCCGCGCCCGTGATCTCATTGCGTCGGTCATTGGTTGTTTACCGCTTGAAATGTATACGTTGCAATGGAACGGCGAAGAAATGGAAGAAATACCATTAGCGCCCCGCAGCTGGCTACAACGTCTAGACCCGGACAATACAAACAATTTTACGCTTTCATGGTTATTCGACGATTTATTTTTTTTCGGCGTGGGCTACCTACACGTCAAAACTAGGACGGCCGACGGCTACCCCGCGTCGTTTCAACGTCTACCGGCAAACCTTGTAACAACTTTAGATCAGCAAGGTAACGTAAGTTTTGGCCCGTCTAAACAGCTTATGTTCTTGGGTTTACCGCTTGACTACAAAGACGTCGTACAATTCATTAGCCCTATTCAGGCTTTAACAACCGTTGCCCCGCGCGCTATTGACACGGCGCTAAAGCTCGAGCAAGCCGCAAACCGCAACGCGGTAGCGGTGCAGCCTTCCGGCGTACTTAAACAAACTGGCGGCCAGCCATTGAGCAGCGAAGAACTAGCACAAATGGCGCAATCGTTTAACGTGGCCCGCATGTCTAACAGCGTTGCCGCAATCTCGGAACACTTGACATACAGCGAAACAAGCGCAACACCGGACAAAATGCTATTAAGCGAAGCCCGCAACTTTCAAGCGCTCGAAATGTCCCGCCTTGCCAATATCCCCGGCTTTTTATGCAACTTGTCTATTGGTGGTTACAACTACTCAAACAACGCAGACGCCCGCCAGCAACTTTGGCTATTTGCATGCAAGGCCTATAGCGAGTGCATTTCACAAACCCTGTCAGGCGACAACGTTTTACCGCGCGGTACCTATGTACGCCTAAACCCTAAACAATATTTGGCAGCCGACTATATGGGCGGCTACGGCGGGGAAATGCCCGACGAAATGCCAACAATCGAAGAAACAGTTAGAGTACCTTTGAGCTAATGATTAAATTAACCGCTACCGCAATCACAGTAGACGCAGCAGCACCGGACGGCAGCCGTACCGGACAGCGTGTAATTATGGGCATTGCCGCCCCCTATGGCGTAACCGCAAGTGTTAGCTCGGGCGAAACGGTGTTATTTGAGCCGGGCAGCCTTTCGGCCCCTGATCGCATGCCACGCGTTTACATGTTCCACGACTCGAGCCAACCCGTCGGCATTGTCACACAGCTTGACAACTCAAGCCCTAACGAACTTCTATTTTCCGCCCGCATTAGCGCTACCCCATTAGGTGACACCGCTTTAACACTTAGCGCCGACGGCGTACTCGATGTCTCCGTAGGTATCTCACCTCAGCAATGGACAACCGACGACGCCGGCGTAATGCGCATCACGGCAGCTGTAATCGACGAAATTTCTTTGGTGCCTCAACCGGCATTTAACGCCGCAAAAATCACCGAGGTTTATGCGTCGGCAAGTATCCACCACAACCCCGACGATTTAGACAATAATCAAGAAAACCCAGTAGATGAGGAAACCCCCGAAATGGAAAAGACACCCGAAGTAGCAGCCGTAGAGGCAGCAACACCAACCGCGCCAATTTGGGCCGAAGCGCCTAAGCGTTTCACTATGCCTAGCGCAGCGCAATACATGGCCGCCTATGCGTCTAGCCCGTCAGAGTTTGCGCAAATTAACGCACAAATTAAAGCCGCCGCGCCTTTTATTGACACTTCTAGCACACCCGGCATTTTGCCCGAAATCATCACGGGTACCGTGTATGACGGGCTAAATCCTATCCGTCCTTTCGTGTCGGCTATTGGTACTCGCGCAATGCCTACAGCTGGCGCAACGTTTCGCCTTCCAAAAATCACGGTACGACCTGTCGTTACGCAGCAGCCAACAGGCGAAAACACAACGCTTGACCCTTCGACCGTTACCGTGTCAAATACCGACGTTTCTAAACTCACATTCGGTACATACGTCACCATGTCAGAGCAAGATCTCGATTGGACAGATCCGGCCAGCCTCAATATCGTATTAGAACAACTTGCTATCGCCTATGGACAGGCCACGGATAATTACGCCATTGACAACTGCCACGCCGCAATCGTTCAAACAGCATCAGTAGCCGACACCGCCGTAGGTGCAGATTGGGTAGCAGCCGTTTACGACGGCGCGCGCCAAATCTCCGAAAGCTCGAACTACTTGCCTAGCCACATGTTCGTAACACCCGCCAGTTGGGCGGCGCTTTCAAGCAGCACAGACGACCAAAATCGTCCGGTATTTCCATACACAGGCGCACCTAACCTCATGGGACAAAACGCAGCAGGCAACGCAGCAGCGAACACATGGAACGGCAACCCGCTAGGCCTTGTACTTGTCGTAGACAAGAACGCACCCGGCTCGTTCATGGGACACGCAGCAGGCCCCGCAGCTGGCTACCACTACTTCGAGCAGCCAAAGGGCGCAATTAGTATTGACGTGCCTTCAAGCCTTAGCCGTACAATCGCTTTCCGCGGTTATGCAGCCGGCTCAATGCGCGACGCTACAAAATTCGTCAAGTTCGTTTAGCCCGAAAGGCGGTTAGCCGCCAATGGCTATTTACACAGTCACACATAAAACGCTAATAACTAATTACGCGTCTTTACAGTTACTTGAGCAACACGACATAGACCCCGGCGATGTAGTCACCGTCGCCGGGGTAAATGCCACATTTAACGGATCACGCACCGTATACGCAACACCCGAATATCTTTTTACGGGCGTTAGCGACGAAGGCGATTTAGAGTACGACTACAACCAACCAATCCCGTACCAAATCATTTACGCACTAACCGCCGACAACGTAGAACGCAGCGCGTCTACCGGCACCGTAACCAATGATCTCGTAGCTTGTACTTGGATCACCGCTACCGATATTGAGGACTGGCTAGGTATCGGCACCGCAACCGCCGGCGATGCCGCATTTCTTACGGTATGCGCTAGCGCGGCTAACGAATTTTGTTTTACCCGCCGCAAAATTGCCGGCTATCAGGATCTACTAGGAACGGTACCCAACGGGGCCGTAAAACTTGGGACAGTGCAATACGGCGGCGCGCTATACCGCCAGCGCGGCGGGCTACAAGATATGGCTACTTTTGACGGTTACGGCGTTGCCAGCACCAACGGCCTTAACGGCACGATTAAACAACTATTGGGTATTGACCGCCCAACGCTCGCGTAATGCCCGTAGTCGCCTTTACAGACCTGTTTAACGAGTGCCTAGACGACCTAGCGGCGAAACTTGCCACTATCTCGGGCTTGCAAGTTGTAACCGACCCGCGCAACCTTGTCCCGCCATGCGTCTTTATCGACGCCCCAACATTTCAGGCCTACAACGGCAACATAGTTAAAATGAGCTTCCCGGTACGGTGCATCACATTAGGCCCCGGCAACCTAGACGCCCAACGGTCGCTAATGAACTTAGCCGCCAAAGTATTAAACGCTTCTGTAGGTGTCACCGATGGACGCCCAACTATGGCTATTATCGGCGGAGTAGAGCTACCCGCCTATGATCTAAACATAAACATTCAAGCGCAAACCAGTTAGGCACAAAATGTACGTAATTCTTTCAGAACGCATAGGCACCGTAGGTGGTAAATACACACCGACCGAAGGCGCAAATATCAACGCTTTAATAGCTGGCGGCTTCATTGGCCAAAGTTCCACCACTAAAGCCGCTAAATCTGCTAAAACAGAGACAGACACCGACACAGAAACCGAAACAAAGGATTAACCCCTATGGCTACTAGCACACTTCTAAGCAACCCACACGTTTTAATTAACGCGGTCGATCTATCCGACCAATGCACCGCAGCTAATTTTTCTATCGACTACGCGCAGCTTACCGCTACAGCCTTTGGCGATGTAGATAACAAGTACACAAAAGGGCTAGGCGACCACTCGCTTACTTTGTCTTTTTACGGATCGTTCGCAGCTACCGAAACTTGGGCAACACTTAGCGCATTAGTAGGCACCACATTTACGGTTATCGTTTCGCCTGAAAAGCCAACAACACCGGGCACCTATTCGGCCACCAATCCGGGTATGACGCTTACAGGCACCTTCCTCGCTTCGCTACCTGTGGCGTTTTCGCTTGGAGAGCTTAGTACTATGGACGTGGTTTGTACCGGCGGCGTCTACACTCTCGACGTATCCTGATCTAAACACCTAAACAAAGGCCCGACATGAATATAACAATTCGAGTAACCCGCAACGACGGCGTATACGAAGTACACACAAACCTAATGGTAGTTGTCCTATGGGAACGCAAATACAAAATGCGCGCCAGCGATCTAGCAAACGGCGTAGCAATGGAACACCTAGCGTACATGGCATACGAAGCGTCGAAAATGGCTAATATCGTTGTACCGGTTTCATTCGACCAATTTATTAAAGAGTGCGCCGCGCTGGAAGTTGTAGATAGTGAAAACCCAAACCCTACAGAGTCGGCAGCTACCGCCGACAACTAGCCGAACTACTGGTAGCGGTTCACTTTTGGCCACCGTCGATAGATTTCGACGCAGCCGATTTAGCAACCGTAGTAGATGTTTTAAACACACAAGCCCGGGAACGAGAACGCGCTAATGCCCGTCGCCGCTAGCGCCCAAGTATTCGGAATACAGCAAACTCTGGCCGAACTAAACAAATTTGACCCTAAATTTAGACGCCAAATCACTACAGATATTCAGGCTGGCGCGGGCCGTATGGTCGTACAGTCGGCGCGGTCAATGATCCCAACCGATTACCCACTAACGGGTATGGCTCGAGGCTCAATGATCAAAGGCCGTAACGAAACTATCTACAACATTAAAAGCGTTTTAGACGGTGTTAAAACCGTTGTAGGTAAACGCGCCAGCCGTGAACGTACCGTGACTTTTAACAAGCCGCTAATACTTGACGGCCGCCGCATAAATAACGCCTACACACAAA